TGTTATTACTGGCACATAATTACTTTGGCAAAATTAAAATTAAAAGGAAAGGAGTTGAAAGAAAATGCTAACAAGAAAAGATAGAAAAATAAAAAATCAAGAGACAATGATAAAAAACAGAAACATATTAATTGCAGATTTACAAAAGAAAAATGAAGAAATATCAAACGAAAATATAGCCATACATGAAGAAAATAAAGAATTAAGATTTGAAAATGAAGAACAAAAAGAATTAATAGATAGAATAACAAGAATAGCAGCAGCAAACACATACAACAATGAAAAAGCAATTTTAAGCAAAATAAAAGAACTAATTTCAGACTACCAATCACAAAATTAGTTCAAAATAAGAACTTATATAAATTCATATCTATTTTAGTATATCACTAAATATTAGATATGTCAAAGGAGAATTAAAATGAAATGTTATAGAAATATAACTACTGATGAAGTAGTTTATAAAGAAGAAGCAGAAAGATATGTACTTAATAGATTGGGAATAACTGTAACACCAAAAGGCAAAAATGGAGAAATGACACAAGAACAAATAGAAAATATAGAAAGTACAATTGATTGGTTTTTCAGTGGAAATTGGATTGAAGAAGAAATAAAGGAAGTAGAAGAACCAAGTGTATTTGAATTAATTAATGAGGAGTGTGTATTAGAAGATGTTAAATATTAAGTTTGAAGATATACAAAAAGCAAATGAGACAATTAATACAACAAATATAAAAGGAAAAGAATATGCAGAAGTAAATCAAAGAATAAAAGCATTTAGAATGTTATACCCACAAGGAAGCATAGAAACTGAACTAATAAATAATGAAAATGGTATTTGCATATTTAAATCAATAATAAAAGATGAAGAAGGAAAAGTTTTAGGAACAGGAACTGCTTATGAAAAAGAAAATAGTTCTTTTATAAATAAAACAAGTTATATAGAAAACTGTGAGACATCAGCAGTTGGAAGAGCATTAGGAATGGCGGGGTTTGGAATAGATACATCAATCGCAAGTGCAGAAGAGGTGGCAAATGCAATAACACAACAAGATAGCGAAAAAGTAATAGATAAGAAAATGGTAGAAAGTTTAAATCTAGCAATACAAAACAACAATATTTCTAGTAACATAGTTGAAATAATTTTAAGCCAATATGGCTATAAAACTACAAAAGAAATTAAAATCAAAGATTATATGAATATAGTAAATGATTTTAAAACGAAGGTAAGTGATTAAATGCAAACTACAGGAACATTAGAAGAAATAAACATAGATTATAAGACTGGAAAACCAAAAATAAGCTTTTTAATTAATGATAAAGACAAGTTATCAGACATAGAACAATTAAAAGGCTTAAAACTAAAAATAGAAGCAAAAAGATACATAAAAAAGAGAACAACTAATGCAAATAATTATTTTTGGAAACTTTTACAAGAATTATGTGATTTATCAGAAATAGATACTATAGAGGAATACAAAAGAAGGGTAAAAGAATTAGGAATATTTAGAAGATTTAGAATAGAGACAGAGAATATCAAAACATTTGAAAAAATGTGGGTAGCACAAGGAATTGCTTGGTTCTGTGAGATAGCTGATACAACATATATAGGAAATACAGAATTTAAAATAATAAATGCATATTACGGTTCAAGTTCTTTTAATTCAAAACAAATGTCCAGATTAATAGATGGTGTAGTTCAAGATTGTAAGGCTTATGGAATAGAAACAAAATCAGATGCAGAAATAAATTCATTATTAGAAAGTTGGGATAAAAAATGAACTGTATATATTTAACAAAAAGAAGTAGAAAATATTCTCCATATTGGTTTTGCAGATTAAATAAAGAAGAAATTGCATTAGATAAATGTAAAAGTTGCTCAAAATTGAAATACAAAGAAATTAAAGCTATAAAAAATAAAACTAATAAACAAGCAAAGCTAGAAAATAGCAGATACAGTATCATAACAGATGACTTAAAACATTGTTATATATGCACAGAAAGAGGACTTAAAGATATACCAAAAGATGATTTACATGAAACATATGGCGGAAGTAACAGAAAAAGGAGTATTGAAAATGGATTTGTAGTTCCGTTATGTAGAAAGTGTCATCAAGATGATGAAATATTAAAATTTTTACAAAGATTTATACAATTAGAATATGAAGAAACACATACAAGAGAAGAATTTATAAGCATTATAGGCAAGAGTTATTTATAAAAAAATATTAGGAGGAAAAGAAAATGGCAAATAAAAATGAAATTATTATATCAACAGAAGAATATAAGGAGTTAATAAGTAAAGGTGTACCGAACGAAAACGAAAAATGGTTTAAAAATAAATTAGAGGAGTTTTTATTAGATTATTTTAAAATTGATGGTACTTCATTAGAAATTAAAGATAATTGGAAATTCTGTGATGATTTTGAAAGATTGTTAAAACTAATTGATAGAGAAATGTATAAGAGAATTTTTAACAAATTATATGATGATAAGATGAAAAAAGAAAATGACAAGATGAAAATGGAAAAAGCAAGAGCAAATAAAGAAATAGATAATGATTAACAACTAGGGGTAAGACTGCATAAGTTTTATCCCTATTTTACGAAAGGAGAAAACAAGTGAAATATAGTGTATTGATTATAGAGTCAAACGATTTTTATGATTATGTAGAAGATTCAGCAGATGGAATTAGATATGATAATTTATTAAAAGCAGATTTAGATAGACTAATAGAATTATCATTAGAACGAAATTTTTCAGTAATAGTACGAAAATATGAAAAAGAGGAATAGATATGGAAGGTTGGATAAAGTTACATAGAAAAACATTAGATAATCCAATAATAACAAAAGACAGTGATTATTTAGCAGTGTGGGTATATCTTTTACTTAATACTACGCATAAAGAATATGATGTTCTATTTAAAGGTAAAAGAACAACATTAAAAAAAGGACAATTACTTACAGGAAGAAAATCAATATCAGAAAAATTAAAGATTGACGAGAATAAAGTGCAAAGAATTTTAAAAACGCTAGAAAACGAACATCAAATCGAACAACAAAGTAGCAATAAAAACAGACTGATAACAATAGTTTCGTGGGATAAGTATCAACAAGATGAACAACAAATTGAACAACAAGCGAACAACAAGCGAACAACAACTGAACAACAAGTGAACACAAACAAGAATGTAAAGAATATAAAGAATGATAAGAATGTAATAACAACAATAGGCGACAGTTGTATTGACGGTCTATCAGAAGTTATTGATTTTTACAATGAAAATATTGGACTCGCAACACCATACGGAACAGAAATATTAGCAGATTACTTAAAAGAGATGCCAGCAGATTTAATAATATATGCTATGCAAATAAGTGTAGAAGCTAATAAAAAGACAATTCAGTATATAAAAGCAATATTGAATAATTGGCAAAAGGCAGGGATAAGAACATTAGCAGATGCCAAAAGAGAAAGTAAAAATAGTAAAAAGAAGAGTTCTTATGAACAAAGACAGTATGATAGTTTAGACTTTTTATACAGTAATTTGAATTAAAGGAAGTGATAAACAAATGATTACAGCAGAAACAAGACAAATGAGTTTTAATGACATACAAGATAAAACAAAAATAAGATATATACAAATTTTAAATAGATTAGACAAGCCTAAAACGGCAAAGGAATTAGCAGTAGAATTATTTGATTTAGGATTTATACCAAGCACAGAAAGAAATTATACAGCACCAAGGCTAACAGAATTAGAGAAAATGGGATATGTAAAAGCAGTAGATAAAAAGAAATGTGAATACACAGGCAAAACAGTAGCAGTATATGAAAGAACACAAGTAGGATTTGAGGCAATAAATTATCAGCATATCCCTAGACTGGACTAGCCTATGAAACAAATAAAAAAGAATACACTATGTTATTACTGTCTGGGGTGTAATAAACAAGAAAACGAAGATTATAAGCCAGTAATAAGATGCAAAGGCTTTATACAAGGAAAAGAAAAATGGCAAGAAAAGTTAAGAGAGGAGCTAAAGAAAAGTGAACAAATACAGAAATAAAAAAGTAATAGTAGATGACTACATCTTTGATAGTATCCAAGAAAGTAGAAGATACAAAGAACTAAAACTATTACTAAAAGCAGGAGAAATAAGCAATTTGGAATTACAGCCAAGATTTTTGCTACAAGATAGTTTTAAGAAAAATGGAAGGACATTTAGAAAGATAGAATATGTTGCAGATTTTAAGTACATAGAAAACGGTAAAACAATAGTTGAAGATGTTAAAGGAATGCAGACAGATGTATTCAAATTAAAACATAAGATATTTGAGAAGGTTTATCCAGATTTGGAATTAAGAATAATTAAATGAAAGGAACATAAGAGATGATAGAAGTAAACGAATATGTAAGAACAAAAGATGGAGAAATACACAAGGTAATTGAAATTAAGGAAAATAGATATATCACAAACTTTGATGATTATTTCTATTATAGATATGACAACAATATGGGTGGTTTTAAATCTAATATAGCAAAACATAGCAAACAACTAATAGACTTAATAGAAGTTGGAGATATAGTAAATAAAGAATTAGTGATAGATATAATTGATATAGCAAATGATAAAGAAGAAATAATAGGTAGAAAATTAATAACACAATATAGGTCAGCACAATTTACAGGTTTAGATATTAAACATTATATATATGCTAATGATATAAAAACAATACTAACAAAAGAAAGTTATATGGCTAATTGCTATAAAGTAGGAGGAGAAGAATAATGAGTCATTTTACAGTAGCAGTTATAACTGCAAAAAAAGAAAAATTAGAAGAAATGTTAGCGCCTTATGATGAAGAGTTAGAAGTAGAACCATATATAGAGAGAACAAAAAAAGAAATAATTGAAAAAGCAAGAAAATGGAAAGAAGATTTTTTAAAAGAACAAAAAGAAGGAAAAAAATTAAGTGGTTGGGAATTGAAATATATAAATGCCCAAACAGATGAAGAATTATACCAAGCAGAAATAGATGAATATGAACAATATGATGAAGAACGGAAATGAATTAAGTACATATAATCCTAATTCAAAATGGGATTGGTATTCAGTAGGTGGAAGATGGAGAAATTTATTGTTAACTAAAGAAGATAATGAAGATGTAATATCAGAAACTAGCTTAGAAGATTTAATAAACCAAGGAAAAAATTTAAGAAAAGAATCTCCAATAGGATATAAATGGGTAGATGGTGCAAGAATAAAAGACATAGATTTTAAAGAAGCTATTGAGTTTCAAAATACATACAACAAAGCAATTAGATTTTGGGAAACTTATGTAGAAGGACAAGAAACAATAACTGAAGAAGAAAAAGAAAATATTAAATTTGAGCTATATAAAAAGGAATATTACATAGAAAGATATAAAACAAAGGAAAATTATGCGGAGGTGCAAAGCACATTTTCTTGTTGGGCATTATTAGATGAAACAGGTTGGCATGAAAAAGGAAAAATGGGCTGGTGGACTATGAATGATAGTACAAAAGATAGTGAGCAACTATTCTTAGAAAAATTTACAGAAACAATTAATAAACCAGAAAATCAAGATAAATACTTAATTATAGTAGATTGCCATATATAAAAGTAGGAGGAGAAGATGAAAACTGAAAAGGAATGTTATGAATATTTTAATTATCTTTATGAATTAGTACATAGTCTTAATAAAAAACAATATGAAGAACTTGAAGAATTTTTAGGCAATATGGAGCAATCCATAGATGGAGATACTACATTAAAAGCAGTAGAAAAATATATAAAAAAATATAAAGCTAAAAACAAGATATTATTTATAACATTTAAAACAAAAAACAAAAATAAATTAGCACATATTTGTAAATATATAATTAGTTTAGAGTGGCATAACGAGTGGGCAATAGCAGTAGCAGGACAAAGTACACCAACAATATTTGGTTGGTTTGATTAGGAGGAAAAGATGAATAATTTACTATTTAGAAATGTTATATGCAAAGGATATTTACAGAGAAAAGAAACAAAACATGTATATAATTCAACAATAGATGATGAATACATAGAAGATGATGTTTCAATAACATTGAATCAAGGTGGCAGTTGTGAACAAAAAATTTATGAATTTATAGAAAAAGAATTTGAAGGAATTTGCGTTGGAATATTTACTAAAAATATAAAAAGAGAATATGTAGATTGTGTGAATGATGTAAATTATGAAGGATATAATCGAGAAGAACAGTTTATACATACGGAATTAAAAGAACCTATACAAGTGGCAAAAGTATTTTATGGAAATAACAAAAGTAAAATAGTTCCTATTGATAAAGTGGGGACATGGCAATCACCATTTTAAGGAGGAAAATAGATATGTTAAAAAGATACTGTGATATATGTAAAGTTGAATTAGATAAAGATGAAGAGGTAAGAGAAGTTAAATTACCGCAAAAGAATATAAAAATATGTATAGGTTGCTTGAAAGCATTAGAACAACACATAGAAACTGAAAGTAATAATTTTAAAATCGAAACTACTAGATATGAAAAAGGCTATGCAGACAAATGGGAGGAGATATGTTAAAAATAAGAGAACGGAGTAGATTTAAAAGAACTTGAAAAATTTGGTTTTGAAAAGTTAGATATTGGACTTAATGAACCATATGAAATATATACAAAATATATAAAACCATATTTCAGCATAGAGATAAGACCAGATGGAAGTATTGTTGCTAATAATGATGATACAAATGCAATTTTAAAAAAAGAATATATACAAGATTTAATCAAAGCAAATTTAGTGGTAAAGGAGTAAATAAGATATGTTTAATACTTATAATGCAGGAGATACAAATTTAAAAATAAATGCTTGTAGTGGTGGAATATATAAAACATATAAAGAAAGTTGGTTTGCACATTTAAGGTTAGATGGTTCAGCGATGGAAACAATGTTTAGACATTATAAATACGAATCAGATGAAAATATATATTATAGAGATGTAATAATACTTCAAATGATTTTAACAAGCAAAGAAGACTATGTTATAGTAGAATTAATAAAGAAAGAAGATTTTGAAAAATATTTTGAGAGGAGTAAATAAGATATGATAATAAATAAAAATAAAATAATATCCAACATAAAAGCACTTGATGATGAAACAAACGACATAAATTCAATTTTGGGGTATCAAGAGAGGGTAATAAAAGAAATTGTAAAAAAAGATGACGAATACACAAGGCAAGCTATAAAAGATTATTTTAGAAAAAAATATCCAAAAGAAAATTTAAGATTTGACTTTTTAGACGAAGAAATAGTTAATGAAGTTTTAGAGTTAGGAATAGCAGAATATCAAAAAAGACAAGCTTTAGGAGGTGTTTTAAATGAAAGAAAATAGTAGAGAAGATAGAGTTAATATATTAAAAATAGAATGTTATATTACAATAAATGATGAGAAAGAGCCAATCTTAAATATTGGTACAAGCTTTTCAAATATGATAAAAAGTGAAGAATTTAAGTATTATAATGATGAGTTACATAAAAATATTAGACCAGTTTTAAATGATTTAAAACAAATGTTACTAAACACATTAGAAATGGAGGAAGAATGAGAAATAGTATAGAAGAAGATATGAAAATATTAGAAGAAATAATAAAAGGAAACGAAGATTGTATTAATGCAATATACAGTCAAATGAAAGTAAAAAATGACAATGATGAAGATATACAATATTATAAAAAAGAAATACAAAGCATTAAAAATATAGTAAATAATTATTTAAAAGAAAAAGCAAGAGCAGATAAATTAGAAAAAGAATATAGTGCAATGTTAACAGAATCAGATGAAAATGAATGTGATTATAAAAAGTTACAAGAAGAATTTCAACAAGTAGACCATGAATGTGAAAGATTAGAAGAAAGAGAAGAAATATTAAATAAATATAAATTAGCGTTATTTATGGTTATAAGAAATTCTATGGTAATGCCACAAGGTATTAAATTAGGTAAAACAGATAAAGAAATCAATGAAATGTCTTATGAAACTATGTGTTCAGTATTAACTATGATTAATTATGACCAAGCAGAAAAATTTTATAAGGAGGGTAATGGTGGAAAATAGTAATGAAGAAGATATAAAAATGTTAGAAAAGTTAGATTATTTACTTGATGATGTGTATAGTACTGGATTAGTCAACGATGGGGAAAGAAACAAATATCAATACGCAATAGAGCATATTTTATCAGATTATAAAAGAGTATTAAAAGAGAATGAAGAACAAAAAAAGAATTAAAGCAAAAAAACAAGCAGATAGAAAGATATCAAAACATAATGATATGTTACATGTAATAGAGTGTGAGAACAAAGATAAAAAAATAGATTTAATGGCAGAACAATTAACAACACCAATTCATGATAAAAAGTAGGTTAAAGAATATTTTGAAAATAAAGCAAAAGAAAGAAGGTAAAGAAATATGAAGTCTGAAAAAGGTTTAATAGAAATATTTGTAATTGGAATTGTTGTAATTATATTTGTAGTACTATTTACTGCAATAGGAATGATGATAAAAGAAGAAATGGATTATGGAGTAAAAGAAGGACAAGTTATTGATAAGCATTATAGTTCGGCATATACAACAATGGTGCCTTGTGGAAAAATAATGGTGCCACGACATCATCCTGAAAGTTATAGAATACAGATTCAAAAAGAAATTGATGGAAAAGTAAAGTCAATATGGGTAACTGTTGACAGAGATACATATCATAAAATAAATGTAGGAGATCATTATAACGGAGTGGAGTGATACAAATGACTAAAACAATAAAGAATCTATTAAATGCCAAAGAATTAATAGAGAAAAAGATAAATTTAAACAATAATTTATTAGAGACAATAAAAGTATTAAGGCAAGATGAAAATAACCTAAAAGACGAAAATGATGCTTATGAGATTGCATTAAAACTAATTAAGAAAAGGCTAAAAGAAGAATATAGAAGGTAGGAATACAAATGAATATATATGGAATATACGATATAAAGAATAATGAGCAATGTATGAGAGTAGGAACATTGCAAGAAGTGGTAAAGTTTTTAAATTTAACAGCAAGAGAAATGAGTAGAGCATTAAAGAAAAATAACACGGTAAGAAAACATTATAAAATATATTATTTATTTAATGAGGAGGTATACTAATGAGTAAATACATAAAAGAGGATGTTGAAATAATGCTAAGAAATCATAAAAAAAATGAGGCAAAATTAACAGAAGTGCAATTAAAAAAGGAAGGATATCAAGAACAATTATGTTATGCAGGAACAGTATATGAAGATACAGAAAATGAAATAATAGAAAATATGCAAGTAGCTGGACAAGCATATGATAGTATACATAGTAATACAAATAAAATATCTGATAAGGTATCAAATACAGTTGCTAATTATAAAAATGAATTAAACCATATAAATAAATTTGATAGACAGTATATAAATTCAAAAATTATAGAATGTGAAGCAGAAGAAAATATATTAAATAAAAAAATAGTAAGAGTTAAAAATTTATTAACTATACTTAGTGAAAAACAACGTTTTGTAATTAATAAATTTTATATAGACAGTGAAAAAGGAGATTGGAAAAGAGTTGCAAAAGAGTATGAAAATGAATTTCCAAAGTATTTGTCAATAAAACAATTACAAAATATAAGAGATGTAGCTTTAAAGGACATGTTAGAGGTATTAAATACATAAAATTCGTTAAAATTTCGCTAAAATTTCGCATAAATTGTATTTAAAATTTCGTTTCTAATATTATATAATTATAATAGAAAAATTATAAAAAGTTGCAGATAGAAATATCAAACCCAATGCGACAAAAATTAAAAATAAAGCCCCTTATAATTTTTATTTAAGTTGAGAAGAATAGACGTTTTAAATGTCTATTCTTTTATTATGTTATGAAAGGAAGATAGAAAATGGATTTTGGAAAAGCAATACAATTATTAAAAGAAGGAAAAAGAGTACAAAGACAAGGTTGGAATGGAAAAAATCAATATATAGAACTTGCAACTTGTATAAGTTATAAAAACACTAATAATGAAATAATAAATGCTGAACATGATGCAATTGGAAACAAAGCAATAGCATTTGTAGGAACATCAGGAGTCCAATTAGGTTGGTTAGCTAGTCAAGCTGATATGTTAGCAGAAGATTGGGAATTAGTAGATTAGTTATTACCAGTATGCTAGGTAACTGATAATATAAAGTTTGTTATGTTTATTTGATATGGCAGACCTCCTTTCAAGTTATTTTTTTATATAAACTTTTACTGAACTTTCCTAGCGAGTTCTAATTAATATTTGTAAAATAGTATGTAGCGATATATAAAACAATCAGAAATCTGGTTTAACGTATTAAATTACGGTTTATGTTCCGCCTGCTTAAAAGAAAAACTTAGGAGCATATGTAGAGCTGAGCTACATTTATATCGTTACATAGTGTTTTATAAATAAAAGAAAAGAGGAAAAGAATGGCAACAATAATTACAATATTATTAATAATTATATTAAGTCCAGCAATTTTATTTGCTGGATTTTTAGTATTGTTTGCAATAGCTGGTTTATTAGCAATTTTAGCAATACCGATTATAGGGTTAATTAGTTGGATAATAGATAAATTATTTTAAAATAAAAGAAGGTGTACATATGACTAATCAAGAAAGAATAAAAAAATACACAGAAGAACACTGCTCAAGATGTAAAAATAAAACAAAGAACGATTGTGAAATAAGAGTTTTTCAAAATGGAGATGTAATATGTACAAAGTGTGTGTATTATGAGCGAGAAAATTAACTATGCAAATTGTATGCAAAGAAGATGCGATGAGTGCAAGCATTATGACTATTGTTTTAGATATAGACCAAGAAAGGAGAAAAAGAGTGAAATTCAAAATAAACAACAGAGAATGGAGAATAACTGAAACATCCCAAGAATCAATAAAAAATATGCAAAATATTAGAAGAGCAAATGAAGAAGAAAACTTAAAATCAATAGACACAAGATACTACGGTATTACATATTGTGATATACAAAAAATATATATAGATGAAGATTTGCCAGCAGATAGAAAGAAAGCTACTTTGATTCATGAATTAACACATTGCTATATTGATAATTATATAACACATTGTGATAAACAATATACAGAAGAAGATGTTGCAGACATAGTAGCAAATTCTTATGACATTATTCATGAAATAGTAGAACAATATTTCGAGGTAAAAAATGAACATAAATAAAAACATAAATAAATTATTATATGCTTTATCTATAAAAGGACAAATATATAAAATAAATAGTTTTCAATTTTATAGTGAAAAGAATTGTAAATATTGCACTAAATACCAAATATTAAAAAGAGAACAAGTAGAAATATACAATGAAGAAACAGATGAATTTGAATTACAAGATAGATATAAGCAAAAAGAAGAATGTTATAACAAAATAGATGTAATGAAATACTTAATAAAAGAACACAGAAAAGGAAGTGAGGCAGATGGAAGATGAAAAAGATTATAATAAATTAACAGAAAAGCAAAAAAGATTTATAGATTATTATATAGAAACTGCGAATGCAACAGAAAGTGCAAAGAGAGCAGGGTATAGTTCTAAGACAGCAAAGAATATAGGTGCAGAAAACTTAACCAAACTTAACTATTTCATTCAAGAACGATTACAACAATTAGAAAATAATAGAATTGCCTCACAAGAAGAAGTATTACAATACTTAACAAAAGTAATGCGAGGAGAAGAAAAAGACCAGTTTGGATTAGATGCATCATTACAAGATAGAACAAAATGTGCAGAACTACTTGGAAAAAGATATGGTACATTTAAAGAAAAAGTTGAAGTTGCTGGAAATATACCAGTGGTGATAACAGATGATATTACAGAATAAAATAATAAATAAAAATACACAACAACAAGTAAATAACATATCATTACAAAGTATAGTTGGGAAAGGTTATGCAGAGTATTGGCATTGCAAATGTAGATATAGAGTATGTAAAGGTTCAAGAGCAAGTAAAAAATCAAAGACAACAGCATTATGGATAATAAGCAATATGATGAAATATAAAGAAGCTAATACGCTTGTAATTAGAAAAACATTTAGAACATTAAAAGATAGTTGTTTTACAGAATTAAAGTGGGCAATACATAGATTACAAGTAGATAGTTTTTGGGAGATAAAAGAAAGTCCATTAGAAATGACGTATAAGCCAACAGGACAGAAAATATATTTTAGAGGTTTAGATGACCCATTAAAAGTAACATCAATATCAGTAGATATTGGTGTTTTATGTTGGTTATGGATTGAAGAAGCATACGAAATAACAAAAGAATCTGATTTTGATGTAATAGATGAAAGTATAAGACGGAGAAGTACCAGAAGGATTATTTAAACAAATAACAATAACATTAAATCCTTGGAATGAACATCATTGGATTAAGAAAAGATTTTTTGATGTTAAAGATGATGATATATTAGCAATGACAACAAATTATCTTTGTAACGAGTGGCTAGATGAAGCAGATAAAAAAGTATTTGAAAGAATGAAGAAAAATAATCCTAGAAGATATCAAGTTGCAGGATTAGGTAACTGGGGTATAGTTGATGGATTAGTATATGAAAATTGGAAAGAAGAAAAATTTGAATTAAATACAATAAGAAACTTAGATAGTGCTTTTGGGTTAGACTTTGGTTATACAAACGACCCGACAGCACTATTTTGTGGTGCAATAGATTTAAAAAACAAAAAGATTTATGTATATGATGAAATATATCAAAAAGGAATGAGTAACAAAGCGATATATAACCAAATAAATCAAATGGGCTATTCAAAAGAAAAGATAACGGCAGATAGTGCAGAACCAAAGTCAATAGATGAATTAAGAGGATTAGGATTAAGACATATTACAGGTGCATTAAAAGGAAAAGACAGTATAAACAATGGTATTCAATTTATACAAGACTTTGAAATAATAATACATCCTAGATGTGTAAATTTTATAACAGAAATAAGTAATTATACTTGGGACGAGGACAAGTTTGGAAACAAAATAAATAGACCAATAGATGATTTTAATCATTTGATGGATGCAATGAGATATGCAGTAGAAAAATATATAAATCAAAAGAAATTACAATTTGGTTATATAAAACCAATATAGGAGGAAAAACAATGATACAATGGAATCCAGAAACATTAGAAAATGAAAATAGTGTAGCACAAATATTAATGTTAGCAGATAAAGAATGGAATGCAAGAAAACAACTATATGAAAGAATAAGAAGAAAGACAGACAATTCTGAACTAGTAAGTATAAATGATGAAAAAATAAAAGTTGCATTTGAAAATTATATTAATTCAATGGTAACAGGGTATTTCGCAGGAAAAGCACCTGTATATGACGTTGAAAAGATATCAGACCCAACAAAATTAAATATAATAAAAAAACTACTTAATAAAGTATTTAATATAGATGCAAATAAAGATGAAGAACTAAAAGTATTAATAGATTATATAAGTAAATATAATGATGATGCAACAGAATTTTTTGATTTAGCATTTGATTATTTTGGAATGAGAGGATGCTATGAAGTATTATACGAGAATGAAGATAATGAAATAGTATATACAAAACAAAGTGCATTAAATACAATAGGAATATTTGATTATTCAACACCAGTAAAACAAATAGGGCAACTAAGAAAATGGACTGAAAGAGATAAAAATGGTGCAGACATAACAATAGTAGAATTAACAACAATAAATGGTAAAAGATATTATTCGCCAACACCAAATGATTATGCAAAATTACAAGAAGATAAACAAAAATTCAAAAAAAGTAAATGGAGTATGCTTCCTTGTATAGCAATAGAAAATGAAATGGGACTATCAAGCTTTGAATTGGTAGTCTCTTTAATTTGTGCTTATGAAAGAGTAATACAAAATAGTAGAAATACATTCCAATATAATGATGATGCAAAATTAAAAATAACAGGTTATGAACCAGATATACCATTGCTTATAGAAAAGAAAGATAAACAACGGAGAAGTAGAAAAAGACGAAAATGGAAATCCAGTTATGATTGAGAACCCAGAAAGAAAACAAAACGATGAAACAATGCTTAAAATGAAAGTATTTTATACACCCGATAAATCAGGCGATATAGCATGGGTAGAAAAAACAGTACAAGATACAGCACTAGAAAATCATAAGAAAACATTAATAGACTTAATAGCAATGATAAGTGGAGTACCTAATATAACAGATTTAGGATTTACAAATGCAGACAATGCAAGTGCATTAGATAGAAAATTCTTTGCATTAGAACAAATGATAACAGATGCAGACAAACATTTTAAACAAGCAATATTGAGAAGATGGGAAACAATAATAGATAGAATAAATAAAAGAAAACATAAATCTTATGACTTTAGAAGTATAAAAATAGATTTACAAAGAAATCTACCAACCGACAAAGATACTGAAACGGCAAGAGCATTAAAATTAAGAGGACTATTAAGTGATGCATCAGTTATTGATATGTTACCAGACGACCTAGATAGTAATTCAGAACTAGAAAAAATAGATAAACAAAATGAAGAGAAAATGCAAAACGATTTAGAAAATATAGTTAAAATTGGACAAAATAATAATGGAAAAGTGGGTGATACAAGTGGAAATATGGGAGTATCACAATCATCAAATGAAAAAACTAAAAAAGATATACCAAACAATAAGCAAACAGACACAAAATAGGCTACAAGAACTATTAGATACATTTAACTTTACAACAGAAAACATATATAATATAGCTGATAATAAAACTAAGAAAAGAATAAATACATATATAGAACAATGGAAAGAACAAGGATTACTAAAAAACAATAATTATTTTAGTGTATTAGCAAACAATATTTATAGAAGAACAAGAGTAAAAAATAGTGAAATATTAGAATTATTAATTTATAGTGCATATATAGAAGAACAAAGAAAACTAGATGAATATGAAAATCTAATAATGTATGAAGATGCAAATTATTATTATGAAGAACGGACAGAAAGAAGTAAATAAAAAGAAAAAGCCATCAATATTAACGATGGCTTTATTTCTTGCATTATTAGACCAACCAAATTACAGTGGATTTAATTGGAAACAATACATTGAAGCAACAATGCAGTATAATGCACAACAAATATATAAACAATTAATTTTAAATATACAACAACAAAAAAACTTAGAAATTGATTCTAATGAGTTTCAAATAATAATAAATAGGCAAAATAATCAAAAACTTAATATAAATAATGATAAGATATCAGGTGCAGTAGATTTACAAATGATTGGATTAAATAATCTAGCAAAAGCAGAAGGAATAAAAGAAGTAACAGAAGATAACTCAAAAGTTAGATTTATTGCAGTAGAAGATGATAAAACAACTTTAATGTGTGATAGTTTAAATAATCAAGAGTTTTATATTAACAAAGAAAATGTATTTGATAGATATTATGGTGAGACACAAAAAGAATTAACAGTACAAAGAATTAGATGCAATGGATTAGTACTAGGCTTAAATCTCCCACCAATACAACATCACTTTCACTATTGCAGAAGTACAATTGTGTATAATTCTAATAATGAGCATATTGAGTTAGAAACAGAAAAACAATTTAATATATTTGATACAAAATTTGAAAAATATATAAAAGAAAAATACAATATTAAAAAAATAAATACAAGGCATATAGATAAAGAAGTTTTAAAAGAATTATTAAACAATATGAGTAGAGTATATAATGATTTTCCAAATATAAGAGGAAAGATTAAAGAAATAAAAGAAATAGACCATCCAAATGGTGGACTAGCAGTAGAATTACAAAAAGATGGAACATATGTAATGTATATAAATAAAAATAAATTTTATAATGGTAAAGTTCCAAAACAATTATATGAAATGGATGTTAAGAAGCATTTTCATCCTAATAACACAACTTATAAAGAAATGTCAATACATGAAACAGGACATATAGCAGTAACAGAAATAATAAAAAAATTAAATCATAACAATAATAATGCAATAGTTTTTGATAGCGAAAATAATATAACAGTAAATAAAATATTAAATAAAGCCTTGAATAAAATAGGCGTAAATGATATAAAAGAAAAAGATTTACTAATAAGAAATATTTCAGGATATGCATATAAAGAAAGAGGACAAGAAATTATTGCAGAAGCATTTGCAGATTATTATGCTAATAAACAAAATGCTTCATTACTGAGCAAAAACATAATAGAAGTTATGAAAGGAATGATTTAATATGATGCCTATGGAACACCCTTGGACAGATTGGCAAATAGATACATTAGGAGAAGAAAAACCTTGGAAATGGAAAGAAAATACACCAAAAGAAATAATAAAGCAATATGAAAAATGGAAAAAATATCATAATAAAATGATAAAAGGTAAATTTTAGCACTTACTAGCAAGTAGGTGCTTTTATTATGGAGGGATAGTAAATGTCAGATAAAGAAATAATTGATAAGATGTCATTAGAAGAGAGAAACACAATTGAATCACAAATAAAGATTTCAAAGAACGATTTATTCGGCTCATTGTTTAATAATATGATTTAAATAAAATTAAAGGAGGATAAAATATGTATATAAATCCATTTTGGTGTGGAGTAATAGCCACAATATTAACAGAATTAACAGGAATAATAGGATATGCAATATATCTTAATATTAAAGAAAAAAATAAATAAGTTATTAACATTTTATAATTATAAATTTTAGACGTAGACGTACGTCTATTTTTTATGCCTTTTTACTGCTTGCAGGCATTAAAGAACAACAGAATTTTTAATGTAACAATTTGGGCAAAAGAACAAATTGGGATAGGAGAAAATATATGGAAGGCGAAAACCAAAACGCAAATAACACAAATATTGATGTAAACGGGGCAAATAATGCAACGGATAATAATCAAAATAATCAAACACAGACTTTTGATGATGTTTTATCTAACAAAGAATATCAAGCGGAATTTGATAGAAGAGTTCAAAAAGCAATACAAACACACGAAACAAAATTAAAAGAGCAATGGAAATTAGAACAAGACACACAAAAGTCAGAAGCAGAAAAATTAGCTCAAATGAACGAAACTCAAAAACTTCAATATCAATTGAAGAAACAAGAGGAAGCAAACAAAGAAATTCAAAGAAAGTTAAATGCAAGAGACTTAAAAGATGAAGCACTAAAAATAGCAACAACACAAGACACAGCATTTGACCCAGAATTTTTAAATCTTTTTGATTATGAAAATATGACAGCAGAGCAATTACAAGACAAAACAAAACTTATAAAAGCAATTCAAGACAGAATTGTAGAAAAAGCAGTAAATGAGTGGTCAAAAGAAAAACCACCATATAATCCAGACCCATCTGGTAATAAGTCAAGTGCTGATGAAGCAATAAGAAAGGCAATGGGATTAATTAAATAGGAGGATTAAAAAATGAATAATATTGAAATATCAACAATATACTTACCAAAATTAGATGAAGTATATAAAAACGAAGCAAAAACATCTATATTAGATGGAGATGAAACAACAGTACAAAAAGGATTAAATGGAGAAATTAAAGTAGCTAAACTAGATATGGATGGTTTAGGAGACTTTTCAAGAAATGATGGATACACAAAAGGTTCAACAACATTCAAATGGGAAACAGTAAAATATGACAAAGAAAGAAGTCAAGACTTAAGAATTGATAGATTAGACAATCAAGAAGCATTAGGATTACCTTTTGCAAAATTATCTGGAGAATTTGTAAGAACAAAAGTTGTTCCAGAAACTGATGCAGCAAGAATAGCAAAAATAGCAGGAGTAGATGGGATTTCAACAAAAAAAGAAACAATTTCAGATGGTGCAGGAGTTGTAAGTGCATTAAGAGCATGTACAAATAAAATGGATGAAGATGAAGTTTCAACAGAAAATAGAATTTTATTTATAACACCAACATTAAAAGGAATGATTGATGACTTAGATACAACTAAATCAAAAAAAGTTTTAGAAAGATTTTCAACAGTAATTGAAGTTCCACAAACAAGAATGTATACAGCAGTAACATTAAATAGTGGAAAAGAAAACTATGGATATCAAAAAGCCAAAGACACATATATTAAGTCAAAAGATACAGCTGTAGTATCAGGAAAGACATATTACACAGAAAGTTCTGGAACATATTCAAAAGTAACTTCACCAACAGGAAATCCATCAACATCAGACTACTATGAATTAATAGAAGGCGGAAAAGAAATTAACTTCTTATGTGTTGAAAAATCTGCAGTTGTTACAGCTATGGACCAATTTATTAAATACTTCACACCAGATGAAGACCAAAATGGAGATAGCAATGTATTCAAATACAGAAACAATAACTTATATGGACACGTATATGAGAATAAATTAGCTGGTGTATACTGTTCATACGAAGGATAGGAGGTAGTGAAATGTCAACATTTATAGGATTAAAAGTAAACAAAGTAGAAGAAGAGGCTAAAACAAAAGTTGAAAAAAAAGAAACAAAAGAGGCTAAAACAAAAGTTGAAAAAGAATAGTTAAGGAGGCAATAGAAATGGCAAAAACTAACAATATAGACAAAATAATAGCTGATTTAGGAGCTAATTATAAAAATGATGTAAATGTCTTAAACGAAATTTTTGAGGAAGTAAGTTCTATTGCCTCTGATATTTCTAATAGACAAAAAGATGATGAGAAGTTATTTCCATATATTAAGAAAGCAACAAAAGCAATATATCTTTCAAGGGGAGCAGAAGGCTTAACAAGTCGTAATGAAGGTTCTATTGCAACATCATTTGAAGATATAATAGATAAATTAAGAAATGACATTATAAAATCTGGTTTGAGGAGGATTAAATAATGCTATTACGAGATTTAACAAAAGTATATATATCAGAATACGAAGAAATAGAAGACCATGGCGAAATAGATAAAGTATGGAAATATAAAGGACAGGCTTGGCTAAATATGCAACAAGATGTCAACGAGTTAGATAGAAAGTCTACTGGTGAAGTGGATTATAGTACATATAAAGGTCGTACGACTAGAAATTATGATATACAAAAAGGTAATGGAATATCATTTGAAGATATCTCAAAATTAGAGAAGTTTATTCCGGAGTATAGAGTACTGGACAAAAATAAAATAGGAAGTACTTATGTATATAGAATGGAGAAAATACAATGATAAATTTCAATTGCAATATAAAAGTAAAACATAATTTTAAAAATATAGATGCTATAATTAAAAAATTACCGCAAACTGCAAAGATGGCAACTGAAGATGTATTAAAAAACATTAGAGGTTATGCTATAAAATTGGAAAAACGGACATAAGGAAGAAGGTATATTAGCAGAAATGATTGATATGTCTACTAAAGAAGTGAAACGGTCGTGTATATGCTGACCCTTCTAAATTTATGACTGAAAATGGACAATCATATTTATGGTTTGAGTATTTTGGAACTCGGACAATATGCGGAGCAAGAACACATAGGAAAAACAAAACACTTTATCGAATCAGGCTATACAGAATGGTATATACCTGTGAATAAAGTCGGTAGGTCATTAAGTTATCCAATTGTAACCATAAAAGGAGAACAATTCTATGTTGCAGTAGGCTCAAAAGCAAATCACTTTTTAAGTGACTCTGAATTTAAAAGTAGAAACGAAAATGCAGAAATAGTTAAGAAAAAATTAGATGAGATGTTAAAGGAGGTATGTAAATGAAAGATTTAAGTGAATTAGAGTTTAGTGATTTAGTATATGAAAAACTAGAATCATTGAAATATAAGCAAATATTAACAAATCCTACAACAACAAGTAAATTTCCTTGCCTAGAATTACATACACCTTTAAAATCTGTGAATAAAACGGAAAATGCATTTCCAATTCAATCAACATTCCAAATATCAATAACTTGTTGGAATGAAAAGCAACGTCAAGCCATGCAAATGACAGATGAAGTTGATACAAAACTTCAAGAATATAATTTTATAAGGACAAATACCAGCCCTGCAATGTATGATCCTATATTGCAAAAATACGGTATAACAATAACATTTGAGGTTCGTTATAATTCAATAACGGCCTCTTTTAATTTTATAAGATAATAGGAGGAATTTTAAATGGACCCAAAAACAAGTACAATGACAAAATTGTTTCATGCAGATACATTAGAAGACTTAAAAACACAGGCTAAAAGAAAACAAATAGCTTTTGTACAAAGTATACCAGAATTTTTAAAAGCACCAGAAGGAGTGACTTATAGTGCTTTAGATATTCCGGATGAAAGAATGGCAGAAGGAAGACAGAAAGCAGAAAATCTAGAAATAGAAATATTATTTAAAGAAGACCAATATGATGAATTAAAAGAACTACAAACTGCAAAAACAAATGGCTATTGGGCAATCCAATTACCAGAAAGCACAGCTTCAGAGGCAGGAAAACCATTAACATGGTACTTTACTGGAACATGTTATGTTGGAATGAGTGAAATTGCTATAGATGATATGTTAAAATCAAAATTAACAATTTATAGAAGCTCAGAAATACAAGAAAGTAAAGGCTTTCCCACAACTTAGTTCTACATTAAGTGCTAGGAGTAGAACAAGAAAAGTTGCTAGCACAATAGAAGAAAATAATGAGAAGGCAGAATAAGCCTTCTCTCTTTTGCAAAGGAGAGAAAATAAAATGATTATAGAAACAAAAAATAAAACAATTAATTTAGTACTAAAAACACGAAAAATAGTAGACATAGCTAATCTACTAAAAAATAAAAATTTTGAAGAAGCCTTCACAAGAGCATATTCAATATGTGATAGAGAAGCTTTGTCAAAAATAATATTTAAATTGGCAGAAAACGAGGATGGCAAAAGTACATTTATGACATCAAATGAAGTATATGACTTTATGGATGATTGTAGACTAGAAGGAATAACTGCGAATGATTTATATGAAAAGATTGCAGAGGCATTGAATGATGAGGGTTTTTTCAAAAAGAAAATGAGCAAGAAAGAATTAAAAGAAATGACCTCAAATCCTTTATCAACAATGAATATGAACGATTTAGTTCAAAAGTCAGCAGAAAGTGCAATGAGCAAAATAGCAGAGAAACAACTTCAAGAACAAGGATTTCAAGGTTACGAGGCTTAAATGATATAATAGAAAAAATAAAAACAGCTCATAATTTAGTTGAGTTAATATATTCAATAGAATCTCTAGCGTATTACTTTGATATAAAACCACATGAGTTTTGGAATAGCAGATACTCAGAAATAAATACATATTGTCAAATACATCTTGTAAAAATAATTGATGAATTAAAAAGTGAAATTAATTTGCAAGAAGCGGTTACTAATAAACTTATAAGAGCAGATAGTATGAGCAGAAACCCTAAAATAGTACCAATTAGAGATAATTATAAAGAACTATTTAAGGAAGAGGAACAACAGGTACAATCTCCAGAAGAAATTATAAGAAGAATGAGAAGAATAATGAAAGCAGAAAAAAATTAAAAAAATCATATTTTCGACAAACTTCGACAAAAAAGTGTAATTAAAAGTGCTATAATTTTTTTCATAATATAAATAAGGAGGAACAGATTATGAAATGTCCGAAATGTGGAAGTGAAAATGTTCAGGTACAACTTGTTGAAGAAGGTCAACAAACTAATAAAAAGGGAATTGGATTTGGTGGACATGTAAATAACAGTGCAAGAGGGCTTACGGCTTTATGTACATTAGGTGTGTCTAATTTGTTTTGGAAAAAATCTAAAGGAACAAATAAAACAAAAACAATTAACTCTACAGTAGGAATTTGTCAAAATTGTGGTAATACATGGGCAATAAAAAAAGGCAAATTGGGTTCTGCACCTATAAGTATATTTAGATAAATATATAAAAAATGTCAAAAAAACACTTACTTTGGTAGGTGTTTTTTTTATTATGTTAAAAATAAAAAAGAAAGGAGAAATAACAATGACAGTAGAAGAGATAGAAATTGTAGTAACTGCAAAAGTAGAAGAAGCATTGAAAGAATTTGAAAAAATGTTACCTGCAATAAAAGAAAAAATGAAACAAGTTCAAGAAGTTTTTTCGAAAGTAGATACAAAGGCAATGACAAGCAAATTACATCAAGCAGTTAATTTTATGAAAAAGAAAATGCAGGACTTAAAAAAGAGTTCTGAAAGCAACGAAATTGCAATTAAAGTTAATAATAAAGATGCACAAAAACAAATATCTCAAATACAAAAACAAATAGATAGTTTACAAGAAAAAATAAATGCTCGACAAATGAAATTAAACGTAATAAATCCTCAGATTGATAAAATTGTGGATGATACTAGAAAAAGTGTAACACCCGATGGAATAAAACCTAATGATAAAGCAATGGATACAACGATTGATAATGCATTGAAATCAAATAAAGATTTTACATCATTAAATAGTCAAGCACAAAAGTTATATACAGAAATAGAAATGTATAATAAACAACTAAGTGAAGCAAAAAATAAAATGACACAATTAAATCAAGAAACAAACAAGACAGCAACTACTCAAAATAAATTGGGTAGCTTTTTTGGAGCATTTAAACAAAAAATAGAACAAGTAAAACCTAGTATATCTAATATGAAAGACAGCTTTAAAGAATTACCAAAGTTAACTCAAAATATTACAAATAATATAAAAGGAATGGGGACAGGAGTAAAAAATGGTCTAGGACATATCTTGAAATATGCTATGGCTTTATTTTCTTTAAGAAGTGTATACTCAGTGTTAAGTAGTTGTGCACAAAGTTGGTTATCTAGTCAAAATGCAGGAGCAAAACAATTAAGTGCAAATATAAATTATATGAAGTATGCTATGGGAAGTGCATTTGCACCTGTAATACAGTATGTAACAGGATTAGTATATCAATTGATGAAAGCAATCCAATCAGTTATATATGCATTGTTTAGAGTGAATATATTTGCAAAAGCAAGTGCAAGTTCATATGTAAGTATGGCTGGAAGTGCGAAAAAGGCAAAAGAAGAATCAAAACAATTAGCAGGAATACACGATGAAATTAATAATGTGCAAACTAATGATAATTCTAGCAGTGGAAGCGGAGGAGGCACATCACCGAGTTTTGACTTATCTGGAATAGATAATCAGATGTCTCCATTGGCTCAAAAATTATTTGACTTTTTTAGACCACTTGTTGATTCTTGGAATAAGTATGGAGAACAAGTTATAACAGCATCAAAAAATGCAATTAGTGGAATAGGACAAGCTGTTGGTGCAATGTGGGGGAGTGTAGAAACATTGTTTACTAATGGTACTATATACTCTATAATTGCGAATATATTAAATTCAATTGGGCAAATAGGTAGAGCCTGGGCAAATGCTTGGAATAATGATAATAACGGAACAGAAATAATACAGGGAATAGCAAATATAATTAATGATCTTACGGTTGCTATTTTGAATTTAGTTTCTAGCACAGGATTTCAGTCATTTTTAGATGGAATTTTAAGTGCATTTAGTGGAATAGTGCAATTTATGGAACCAGTTATTTCGGGTTTTATACAAATGTCAGAAGTAATTATAGAAATTGCAATGTCAACAATAGGGGATTTATTGACATTAATAGGAAATGCATTGCAGGGTATTGGACAGAATGAAATGGCAGTAAACATATTAAAAGCAATAGGAGAAGTAATTGCAATTGTTGTGGCAGGGATTATTGCTTGGAATACCGTTCAAATGGTTTTAAATGGATTGATGGGATTATTTACAATATTAACATCACCAATAACTTTAATTATTTTGGGAATAGTAGCTGCAATAACTGCAATAATTTTAGTAATTCAAAATTGGGGAATAATTTTAGAATGGTTGGGAAATATTTGGAATGCCATTGTTGATTTCATAGTTGGAGTTGTAACAAAATGGATAGAATTTCAAAAAGCAAAATTTGAGTTCTTAAAAAACATTGTAATTACAGTATTTACGGCTGTAAAAAATTTTATAGTTAATGTTTGGAACGGAATAGTAAATACTATAGCAAATGTATGGAATACTATTGTAACAAAAGTAAAGGAAGGTGTGTCTGGAGCTTGGAATGCAATTACATCCGTATTTGGGAACATAGGTAATTGGTTTAGAGATAAGTTTAGTCAAGCATGGCAAGCAGTAAAAAATGTATTCAGTTCTGGAGGCCGTATTTTTGATGGAATAAGAGAAGGAATATTAAGTGGATTAAAATCAATAGTAAATGCAATAATAGATGGAATTAATAAAGTAATAGCCATACCATTTAATGGATTAAATGCAGCCTTAAGAACAATAAAAAACGTAAATATTATGGGGTTAAGTCCATTTGGATGGATATCTACCATATCAGTTCCACAGATACCAAGATTAGCTAAAGGTGGTGTATTAACAGAGGCAACAACAGTATTAGCGGGTGAATACTCTGGAGCTAAAACTAACCCAGAAATTGTAACACCACAAAACATAATGAGAGATACTTTTGAAGACGTATTATCAGACTTTAACAATAGTAATGGACAGCCATTACATGTAACAATACAATACTTAGGAAGAGAAATATTTGACGATACAATAGATTATATAAACTCAAAAACTAGAAGAACTGGTAAAAATACAATAGTAACGGTAGGTGATTAATAATGATATGGAGAGAACATGGAGAAACACAAAATTTACCAACTCCATCTGCATATAGTGCAGATATAGAAGATACAGACAATGATAGTTATACAAGTAAAAAAACAGGGGCATTGATAGACAATCCGATAGCAATAGGAATGTTAAAACTTTCTATGTCATGGGATTTAAATTCAGAAGATGAGGCAGAGAAACTAATACAAAAAACATATAAGAACCCATTTATTCTAGATGTAAAAGTACCAGTTGTTAATGGTGGATTTTTAGAAGGAGCAAAGTTTAGAGTTTCAAAAAGAAAAGTAGAAATGATAGATACAGAATTAAATACGAACACTTTCAAAACAAGATGGAAGTGTTCTTTTAATTTAATGCAAAAAGAACTAACAGAAGCTCAAAAACAAGCTTCAAAAAAAGCAAATTTATAGGAGGCTATAAATGTATAATACAAGTCAAAATTATAAAGATAAAGTATTAAATGATTCAATACAACATGAATTAAATATATACATAGACGGAAATAAAATCGAACCAAATCATATTATAGATTTTAGTTCAAAATTAGAATTATTTAATAATAATGAATTTTGTTTAGGGTGTACTCCAGAAATTGATATTGAATTTGAAATAGATAAAAGAGACTTGCCAGATGTGTACAATGAGGTTTATGTTGAAACAGGTATAGATGGAGAAGTAGTTCCAATAGGCTATTTTACTATTCAAAAACCAATTGAGGATGATGAGTTTAAAGTAAAGATAAAAGCCACAGATTATATGAAAAAATTTGAAGATAATAAATATGATGGTAGCAATTTAATATATCCAGAAACAATGTTGGAAGTCTTAAAAGATATATGCAATAAAGTAGGAGTAGAACTGGGTTCTACTTCTTTTCTGAACTCAAAAAAACAAATAGCAGTATATGACAACACCGTAACAGCAAGAACGTATTTAGGTTATATTGCAGAACAAGCGGGCGGATTTGCTGTAATAGGCAGAGATGGAAAACTTTATATAAAAACATTTGGAGAAGATACTGCTAATTTTGATATTGATTTGTTTGGAGATTTCACTTGGGGTGATAAATTTAAAGTAAGTAAAGTTTCTTATGAAGATGGAATACAAAATTATAAATTTGGAGATGAAACACAAGCAACAGTATTTATTGATCAAAACAATATGTATATAGTTGATAGTGAACAAGTAGAGAATATTTATAATCAAATCAAAGGTTTTGAAGTATATGCATTTGAGGGGGAGACAATAATAGACCCAGCTTATGATATTGGGGATATTCTAATAATTGATGATAAAAAAGTTTTATATCAAGGAGAGTTAAATTATGCGGGGAAATTTAAGGCAAGTATAAAAAACAAAATACAGGTCAAAACAGAACAAGAAAGTATGCAGACAAAACAGAGTAACTCTAACAAAATAAAAAGGGTGCAAAGTGAAATAAATCAAATTGATGGGAAAATAACACAACTAGTACAGGAATCATCAGAACACGAAGAAAAAATAACAAAAGTAGAACAAGATCTAGATAGTATAAATCAAAATGTAAAAGATATAGTTGATTATAAAAGAACAATAGATGGAGTAACAGAAATTCATTTAACAGAAGCTGGAAATGTAAAAATACTAAAATTAGATATAAAAGGGAATATAACATATGTTAGTAATCTATTTCCTTCTGATGATTTATTTCCAAGTGATGAGTTATATCTTAATCAGGAGGTATTATAGATGATATATAAAATAATAGTGGATAAGCAAGCAAAAGAAAACCCTTCTTTAGAAAAAAAAGAATACACTGTTGATATCGAAGAACTACGTTGCAAAGGTGATGTGTATGATAGTTTAAATATTGAAAAAGACAGAACATATGTTGTAAGGAGATTAGAACTAAGTGAATTTCATGTGTTAAAAGAATTGAGTAATCCTAGAATAGAAGAATTAAAAGATTTAAATGTAGAATTATTCGAAGGAGATAACTATATTTATTTAATTGATATGATTGGAAATAAATTTTATGCGGAATATTTGATAAAAAATGATTTTAATGATATTTATGCAACAAAAAATGAAATGAATAGTGCAATAAATCAATCAGCTCAAAGTATAGAATTAAGTGTAAATCAGAAATTGATATGTTATTCTACAACAGAGGAAATGAATAGTGCAATAAATGTTAGGGCCAATGAAATAACTAGTTCTGTATCTAAAACTTATACAACAAAGCAAGAATTAGCAACAACAAAAACTGAAATCAAACAAACGACTGACAATATTGCAAGTACTGTAAGTAAGAAGGTGGGAAATGATGAAATTATTTCAAAAATTAATCAATCTAGTGAAAAAATTACAATTGATGCAAATAAAATTAGCCTTAAACGGAAAAGAAATAAATTTAACAAGTGATAATACGATTATAAAGAGCAATAATTTTAATGTAGATAAAAACGGCAATATGAGTTGTACAAACGCTAACATATCTGGAACTATATCAAGTAGTGATGCAAATATAACAGGCGGGAAAATAGTTTTAAATACATCATTATTATATCATTATGATACTTTTATAGTTAATGATTCGGAACATGGATCACAAAGTGGAATTGGAGCTTCAGTTGCAGTAATAGGGCAAAGTGGAAGTGATACAAATTCTGGAGTTCAAATATTTGGTAGAGTATCTGGCGGAGGTGCAAGCCATGTGTATGCAGATGATTTTAGCAATGGTTCATTAAAGGAATTTAAGAAAAACTTTGAAAAGTTAGAAAATGGTTTGGATATAATAAAGGCTACTGATATATATAAATATAATTTAAAGACTCAAACAGACGAAACAAAGAAATCTATTGGTTTTGTTATAGGAGAAGGCTATAATCATTCTAGTGAGATAACCTCGCTAGATAAAGATGGAAAAGAAGCAGGGGCAAACATATATTCAATGGTGTCGGTGTCTTATAAAGCAATCCAAGAACAACAAGAAATGATAGAACAATTGCAGGAAAAAGATAAACAAAAAGATAGAGAAATAGATAAACTTATAAAAAGAATAGAAACTCTTGAAAAGGAGGCAAAAAATGGAAATAATTGAGTTTAAAGGAGCAACAAAAGTAAAGAATGCATATGTAGAAATAGAGGGAACGCAATATGAAGTGGTACCGGCAGAATATAGTGGAGAGACACCATTAACACCTTATAATATAAACAGAATGCAAGAAAATTTGCTTACACACATTTACCAACTAAAAATAACATCTAATATAAATGCAGGAGCAGAAGTAACATTACCTTGTTATTATCAAGTTGGACAAGAAGTATTAGATGTATA